CTTCTTTTGGAACGTAGTTTGCATCTAATTGTTTAGCCGCATCAAACAAACTATCTATCATTGCATTAGCTGCAGTCGCTGCAGTTGCTGACGCAATGCCAGTGTTTGTAAGTACAGTTCCTGCACCATAGCCAGAATCAGCTACGTTTGCAGAAGCTTGCGCTGCTTGACCAATAGTTTGTAAGACGTGTTTATCTTTTTGAAAAGCTAGCGCTCTACCGATTTCAGTAGAGTAAGCTGACCTTACATCCCAGTGGTTTTTTGCTTCCTCAATGTTTGATAAAAACACTGAAGATAAAAGTAAGTCATTAATTGTAATAACTTTTTCGTTGTGGTTCACGTCTGAGCCAGTAATTTCTGCCCCTGCTACATGATAATCCGCACTAACTCTACCCATTACTGGGAAAGTAGCTGATTTGCCAGAAGAAATACTTCTAACCATTTCAGCACCTTGAGTTACTGAAGCTCTGTCAAATGAAGTAAGAACTTCACCTGCAAAAACCTTCAGAAACAATGCGTCTTCAGTACCAGTTGCATTTACTAGACCCTGTGAAACAGGACTTGCATTTGCCATATTATTATTTTCCTTTGTTACTGTTGTTATTGTTTATAAAAGCCTCTACATATGTTTGAGTTTCATGTCCAGATTGTCACCCGCAGGTGGTAAGGTTATTACACTTTATTAAATATGTGTTGGCAAGTTGCCCCCTAAAAAGGGTGCACAACTATATATTTGCTAGTGTTTTAGCAAGCTTGATGCCGAGCAGGAATTTACCCCGCTCACGACATTTCTTAATTAGACATTTAAGTCTAAAGATTTTTTCTGTTTTAGGTGACATTAAAAATTATTAAAGATTACTGTTTCCTAATTTAGCTTTAATAGCATTTTGATATGCCATATCTTTAGCATATCTAGGGTCAGACATAGCCTCTGTTACTTGAGCCCAAGATTGGAAACCTTGTTCTTTACTTGGTTGTGCTTTACCTTGTACAAGACTAGGTTCAACACCATTAGCTCTTTCAAATTGACCTTTAAGTGCACTGACTGCTAGTTTAACTGTGTCCATGTCTCCACTATTCACAGCTTTATTATAAGCAGTTTTCTCACCATCAGTCATATTTTTAGAAGCCCAATCTGTCATTTCTGCATAGGCTTCATCTCCACCAATAGTGCTTTTAATGTCATCTGCTTGGTTTTTGGCAATAGCTTCTTGACCGGCAATATAACTATTGACATACTCTTTTGATATGCCTGCTTTTTCTAAAGCTTCATAAGACTTAGCATCTAATTCACCTTTTTCAGCATACTCTGATTGTAAAGAAGTCATATCTAAACCTGCATCAGTAACAGCTTTCTCAGCTATTTCTAAATTATTAGTATCAGGTTTAGGCTGTGCTTTAGCAACAGGGTCTACTTCTTCTTTATCTTGAGATTGTTCACCAAGTTTCTTTTCTAATTCCTGATATGACTTTGCTAAATCTTCAACTGAATTGAATTTTTCAGGTAAGCCTTCAGGTTTACTTTGTGCGGACTGTGTCTCGTTTGTTTGTTCTACTGGTTTTTCAATACCAGTTTCTTCTTGTTGTACTTCTACTTTGTCTACCATTTAGTTATCCTTGTTCTTGTTGTTTCATAGCGCCTGCAACTGCAGGAGCCACAGCTTTTTCAGCCATTTGCATCATCTGTTGATTTTGCATTTGCTCTTCTTGAGCGGCTTGCTCTTGTGCTAGTTCTTCTTCAGATTTTACAAGACCTTCAGTATCAATACCTAAACCGGTAGCAATACGTTTTATTAAATCCTGAGTATTTAAACTTTGTACTACAGCAGGATTTACTTGTGCTAAGTTTGCAATCTCAGCTACAAATTCTCTTAATTTTTGTAAATCATTTCCTCGTCCTAGTGCTTCTATGCCTGTTATAATTGTAGGCTTAACACTATTTTTAGGTAATGCAGGTATCTCTTTGTTTTGTTGCATACGTTTCATTAGTACAGAAACTAATGGAAGTTGAAACTCTTGAGATAATAAAGAATATATACCACCCATACTTGTTTCAAGTTGTTCCGCCATGTATCTAATTTCTTGTGCTGTTACACGCTCTGCATCTCTTTGTATTGATGTGTGTAATAAGAAAGCATAAGACATACGCTCTTCTATTTTTTGTATGGATTGCTGTACTACTTGTAAATCATATTGTTTATCAGTCTGTAATACTGAGACATCATCTTTAGAACCAGTTATAATGTCACCATTTCTAGTCATAGCTAAATCTCTTTTACGAGTTACTGCATTAGGTCTAACCATAAATACAACTTTTGAACTAGCCGCCGCAGACTCTACAAGAGCTTGTGATAAACCTTCAAGTGATTTTAAATCTCCTAAAAATTCTTCAACATACCCTCTACCATAATCTTCGCCGTCTACTCTAACCATTCGTAGTGCTTGATACGCCATGTTATCAGAGACAATAGTCCCTATTGAGTCAGGTATTTTTATTCCTTTAACTTCCTGACAGATATAAAATTTCTTATCATCTAATTTATAAATATGAGTATATAAATCACACTCTTCATCTTCTTTATAATCAGAGTCTTTTGCAATTTCTTCACGCACAGCTTCATCTAAACTTAATGGTGTAATACTTTCTTTAATAATAATTTCTAATAAATTTCCTGAGTTATCTCTTCTGCATACATATTGAGATAAAGGATACACACGCATTGTTCCATTTTTAGGTAAGTATGTTAAAACATTACCGCTCACAATAAGATGTTTTAATGCTTCAAATACACTTGTTCTAATTGCAAGTTGTTCAATTTTACTTGATACTTCTCTTTCAATACTAGCAAGAGATTTTTCAATTTCAGATTTTAATTCTTTTTGACTCTCCAATTCTTCTTTAGTTTTTCCACTTACGGATAATCTAAAGAAGGGAGAGTTGGGAGGAAGTAGTAAAAGGAGGAGTTTAGAAGCAAGGTTATTAACACCTCTTGCTCCTATTGATTGAAAGGGAGTATATAAGTCTGACGAAGTTGTAAATGTATCATCAGGAATAAGAGCAGGTATAGTTATTTCAGAACATTCTCTTGCTCTATCTAAGTAATGTTGTCTATCGTGTTTTAATTTTTCGTAGCGTTCTTTTGCTGTATCTATCTTTATATTTTCCATTTATTATTGAATATTAAGACCAGAGTTTGACGAAGCTGTAGTAGTTTCAGTACCAGAAGTTTGTAACATTGAAGTACCATCTTTAATTTTTTTCTTTTTCTTTACATCTTCATCTAATTCATCTGCTGTAACCAATTCAGGAGCTAAATCATCACCTATTGGTGAAGCATTTACTACTGGATTTGGAGCAGGTTCAGGACGATTACCGCCGCCGCCACCCATACACATTATAGTTTCCTCATTTTATTTTTTCCTTTAGTTTATATTTAATCCTGAGTTAGAACCTTCAACACCACCTTGACCATAATTGTCTGTAACAACTTTTTTATCTAAATCAGTAGTAGCAGTAGTAGTTTCTTCTTCAGGAATTTTAGGGTCAAATACATTACCATTATTGTATTTAATATGAGGGTCAGGTCTAGCGTAGCTTGGTGTTCTATTACTCATGCACATCAGTCCTCACTCCTCTTTTTTAACACATTAACAAAACGAACTACGTCTCTCTGACCTGCTTTGAAATATATTTCTTTAGCATTGTCTTCAATAGACGCAGATTGTTCAGGATATGTCTTATTTAATAGCTCTAGTAAGTCATCAACTGTCTTAGGAAGAACTAAATCATTTAATGTATTCATGTATATCCTCTAAAAAGGGAACTTTATCCCCATAATGAGCCTGATACTGTACCTTTATTGTACTCAGTTGCTCTGTTTTCAAAGAAGTTTGCATGTTCTACACCATTAAGAACCCAGTCTAACCAACCTAAAGGATTATCTTTTACTCCGTAGTTAGGTTTTAAAGATAATTGTAACAACCTTCTATCAGCAATGTACCTTATGTACTGCTTAACTTCTTCTGCTTTTAATCCTCGTATCCCACCCATTTGAAATGCAAGGTCAATAAATCTATCTTCTAAGTCAACCATGTCTCTGCATGTTTGATAGATAGACGCTTTAAATTCTTCCGTCCATATCTCAGGGTGTTCTTTAATAAGCTCTTTAAAAAGTTTTATCATAGACTCCACAGGATGTGTCTCATCTCTAATAGACCATGTAACTATTTGAGACATACCCTTCATACGACCATAACGACTAAAGTTAAGGAGCATTACAAATGAAGCAAACAACTGTAAGCCTTCACCAAACGCAGAGAAACAAGCCATCTCTCTAGCTAACCCTGATACGCCTTCACCTTTATCTTCGAAAAGATAATTATGTTTATCAGACATTTCTTTATATTCTTGAAATGCTTTGTACTCACTGTCAGGTAATCCAATAGTATCATTAAGTAATGAATAAGAATGTGCGTGATTACATTCACTTGTTGCAATAACTGATAACATCATTCTAATTTCAGGAGGTTTAAACTTAGGAATGTATTTGTCATTATAAGCCTGAGCTATGTCAACATCTCCTTGCGTAAAGAATTTTAATATTTGATTAATTAAATTTTTTTCTTCAGGAGTTAATCGTTCATTCCAATCTCTTACATCTTCATGCAATGGTACTTCACTAGGAAGCCAGTGCATTTTTTGTTGTAAGTCATAGGCTTCAAACGCCCACTCATAATCAAAAGGTTTATAGTGTACTCGTTCTTTAAATAAACTCATACAAACCACCCCCACCAATCGAATAACTCTAAGGCTTCTATTACAATTATTATTCCTAACTCAACGGCTAAGACTGTGTGGTATACAGTCCATAAGACAGATTGTTTATTACCGTCCATTGATTTATATTCTTTCATT